CGCCAGCCTGCGCAAGCACCTCAGCGCCGCCGTTGCTGAGCTTGCGCGCGACCCCGACAAGCTCAGCATCCTGGTGCAGCGTGGCCGCACGGTGTGCGCCGGGGAAGCGAGCCTCAGCTTTGAATACGAATACACCGTGCAGCTGGTGGTGCTCGATTACGCGGGCGAGGCCGATCACATCATGCTGCCTTTGCTGGTGTGGCTGCGCACGCACCAGCGCGACTACTTCGACAACCTGCAGAAGCGAGAGAGCAGCTTTCGCTTTGAGGCCGAATACAACAACACCAGCACCATCGATCTGATCGTCGAACTGGACCTCACCGAAAGCGTGATCGTCACCGTGCAGGATCCCGAAGACCACGACGCACCGGGCAAATTCATGGTGAAACACCCCATTGAACCGCCGCTGGAAGCGCATATGGACGCCGTTCTTGAATGGGAGTTGTCGCTCAAGGATGATGTGGTGGCCACTTTCATCACGACACCCAATCAAATCGACAACGCACCGCGTTTGACTGAATGAGCGACCCGCTGCAGCAGCTCGAATACTGGGCCGCGCCCCTGGTGGCCAGCATGCAACCCCAGGCGCAGCGCGCCTTGCTGCGTCAAGTGGCCCGAGATCTGCGCAGCGCCCAGTCCAAGCGGGTCGCGGCCCAGAAAAACCCCGATGGCAGCGCCTTTGAGCAACGCAAGCCGCAACCCCAAGCTGCGCAGAAAAAAGGCAAAGCGCGTGCGATGTTTGGCAAGATCAAGCAGGCCAAGCACCTCAAGGTGCTGCAAGAGCCGGGCGGCATCGCCGTGGGCTTTGCCGGGCGGGCATCGCGCATCGCCCGGGTGCACCAATACGGACTGAAGGACAGGGTGACGCCAGACGGCCTGCAGGTGCAATACGCGCAGCGCCAATTGCTGGGCTTCACCCCCGCCGACATCGACATGGTGCGCAGCACGCTGCTCAAGGCATTCACCGCCTGACCCGCCCCATGTGGGCGCGCGCCCTACAGGCGCAAACCTTTGCCCTCGCGCGCAAGCGGTGGCACAGTGTGCTTCATGTCTGAAGACACCGCACTGACCCCCAACGAACTGGCCCGCCGCATCGAGAACATCGTGCGACTGGGCACCGTTGCGCAAGTCGACCACGCCAACGCGCTGGTGCGGGTCAAATCTGGGGCCCTGCTCACCGCTTGGCTGCCTTGGCTTGAGCAGCGCGCGGGCAATGTGCGCACCTGGTGCCCCCCCAGCGTGGGTGAACAGGCCTTGGTGCTTGCGCCCAGCGGCGATCTGGCGGCAGGCTGGGTGATGGTGGGAGGCCCCAGCGAAGCGCACCCAGCGCCCAGCACCAGCCCGAATGTGCACCGCACCCAATACCCCGATGGCACCGTGATCGACTACGACCACCAATCGCACGCGCTGACAATCAGCTTGGGCAGTGGCACTCAGACGATCAACGGGCAGAAGGTAACCTTCAATGCCGATTTTGAAGTGAATGGAGCATCCACACTGAACGGCGCGACCGCTGTTTATGGGCCCACGCTGACGCACAATGATGTCAACGTCGGTGACGACCACGCGCACGCTGGGTCGCCCTCTGCGCCTCCAGGCCCTCCCAGCCCCACTGGATCGCCCTTGTCATGAGCTTCTCAGGCATGAGCACCAGCACCGGCAAGCGCATCAGCGGCGTGGCGCATCTGCGCCAGTCGGTGCGCGACATCTTGACCACGCCGATCGGCACGCGGGTGATGCGCGAAGAGTACGGCAGCGACATCCCATCGCTGATCGATCAGCCCGACAACCATGTCACCACCGTGCGCGTGTATGCCGCAGCGGCCACCGCGCTGATGCGCTGGGAATCGCAGCGCCTGCGCCTGCGTCAGCTCAAGGCCAGCCGCAACAGGCAAGGGCAGTTGGTTTTGGAGGTGTCCGGGCAATACCTGATCGACGGCCAAGACGTGACGCTTGAGCCCGTTGACTTTGGCTACGGGGGCGCAGCGTGAGCACGATTGATCTGAGCCAAGTTCCCGCGCCCAACGTGGTCGAGGCGCTGAGTTTTGAGGCCATCTTTGCCGCGATGCTGGCGCAACTGCGGGCGCTGGACAGCGCTTTCACCGCGCTGGTCGAGAGCGACCCAGCTTACAAGATTTTGCAGGTTTGCGCGTACCGCGAACTGGCCCTGCGCCAGCGCGTCAACGATGCCGCGCACGCCAACATGCTGGCGTATGCCACCAACTCAAACCTGGACCAAATTGGGGCTAATTACGGCGTGCAGCGCCTGACCATCACCCCAGCGAACACGTCCACCGCCCCCCCAACGCCTGCGGTGATGGAGTCCGATGCCGACTTTCGCAGGCGCATCCTGCTGTCGCGAGACAGCTACACCACGGCGGGATCGCGCGACAGCTACCGCTACCACGCGCTGAGCGCCAGCGGCGATGTGAAGGATGTGGCCATCAACAGCATCACGCCCGGTCAAGTGAATGTGGCGGTGCTGTCGCGCACATCGCCGAGCGCCACTCCCGCCACCACGCTGGCCGCCGTGAATGCTGCGCTCAGCGCAGAAGATGTTCGCCCTTTGTGCGACAGCGTCGCGGTTCAGTCAGCGCAGCCAAAGGCTTATTCCGTCTCCGCGACTTTGTATTTCAAGCCGGGGGCCGGGCAGGCCGAAGCCATCGCCATGGCCGAAGCCGCTTTGCTGGACTACCAGACAAACCTGAGCGTTGGCGAAGATGTGCCGAAAAGCGCCATTTACAAGGCCTTGCACCAGGCAGGCGTTCAGCGCGTTGAGCTAACACAGCCAGCCGACGATGTCACGGCGGTGCAGTGGCATGAAATCGCCAGAGCCAGCAGCGTGAACATCACCAACGGGGGCGTCGGTGAGTAACGCCATCAGCCTTCTGCCCCGAAACACCACGCCACAAGAACGGGCGCTGGAAGAGGCCACGGCAAGACTTGCCGTCGTGCCGGTGCCCATTGCGGACATCAACAACCCCGACACCTGCCCAGCGGCATTGCTGCCCTGGCTGGCTTGGGCGTTCAGTGTTGATGAGTTTGACGCCATTGCGATCGATGCACTTCCCGCCTCGATCGACACCGAGGCCAAACAGCGCACCCTGATCAAGGAGGCTTTTGATCTGCACCGCCTCAAGGGAACAGCGTGGTCCGTCAAACGCATTCTGAGACTGCTTGGGTTTGGCGACGCCGTTTTGCACGAAGGCCATGTTGGCGTTTTAAGTTACGACGGCGCGGGCGCATTCAATGGAGATCACGTCTTCGGAGACGCCTCTCTCCATTGGGCTGAATACGACGTTTATTTCCCAGGGGCTGTGACGATTGCTCAAGGCCAAAAGTTGGTAAAAACCCTTGTTCACTACGCGCCCACGCGATGCCACTTGAGGCGATTGTTGGTGCAGGGTTTGTTTTACGACGGTACCGCGAAATTTGACGGGACCTACTCTCACGGGAAAATCTATGGCTGATCTCAACAGTAATTTTCCAAACCCAACTTGGCGAGCGGTGCCCCAAATTGAACCCGGCGACAGAGTGTTGGGCGGTCCCGGAGGGGTCATCAATTTGTCCGCCCAGGCCCTGCTCGAAAGGACCGAGTTTCTCCGGGCGCGAAGAGGCGCACCAGGAGGCACTTGCGATCTTGATGCTTTGGGAAAAGTTCCGCTGGGGCGGCTTAATCCCATGGGCAGGGTGGTCACGGTGAACTTTGCCGGGGCTCAAACGTTAAGTCCCAGCGTTTTTACAACTTTGACGCTCACCCCAAGCGTGACCACCGACGAGTTGTTCACATGGAGTGCGGGCGTCTTCACTGTGCAGAGGGCGGGGTTGTATAGGTTTACATCAAGAATCCACTTCGCTGTTCAGCAATCGTCGGGAACTTGTTCTGCATTGCTGCGGCACGTTTACGCATTGGGTTCTTCTAACACCACCACGTTTTCCCCTGCGCCGACAACTTTTAGAAACCACGTTCCAGCGGCAAGCTACACCCCGCCTGGCGGCAGCGGATCGGCACCATCCCTGTTCGATCTTTCCGCAGACGGATCAACGTTCATGAACGTCGGGGACAGGTTCAATATCGAAGTCTTCACAGACTCAAACGCGCCGAGCGTTCGCGCTATTGACAACAGCAGTGCTGCTCGACAAACCCTGATCGTTCATTTTGTAGGCTAAGGAGCATTTCATGATTGTGAAAAAAGAATTGGCCAATGTTGCGGATGTGATGGCCAGTTTTTTCCCGTCTAAAACCCTGGGGATTGACTATGCAATCATGGATGACGGCGGCGACTCATTTAAAGTGATCTGCGACTTCAAGTTGCCGACTTTCGCAAAAATGAGGGGCCGCAGCATTGAAATCGCTCTGGAGCAAACACGCACGACTGCGCTCTTGCAAATTGATGCCTTCCACTCTAAAGCGGTAGAACGGATGGTGGGAAACCCCACAGCGGTCGAGCGTGACACCTGGCCCCTGAAGCTTGACGCGGCTCGGGCGATTCAAGCATCTGAGGCGTTGAGCCCCTCATCAGAAGCTTTCTTGACCGAGGCGGGCATCGTCACGGATGGGCAAAAGTCATCCTGGGCAGCCTCTGTGCTCTCAAGCTCGCAGCGCTACGCCAAAGTAGTGGGCGTGGCCGAAAGGCTGAGGCGCGCAGCGCGTTTGGCCGTTCTGGCTGCGGACAGTCCGGAGGCAATCGCTGAAGCGCTTGGCCAACAAAAAGCCGCCGCAGAGAACGCAGAGTCCATCCTGCTGGCCTCCCAACCTTGAGGCCCGCGCGTGTGCAAAAGCCGGAGAAGGCCAAAAACATTTGCCTCGCGCGACAACCTGCAAGACACTGACCTTTAATCACCCATCCGTCCACAGGAGCCCAAGTGCGAAAACTGGCCGACGCAGCCGCCCCGGCCCGCTGCCACCTGATCGAGATCCGATACACCCAAGCCCTGCACCTGCACAACGGCAGCATCGTGCGGGACGGCACCTACACACGAGGAGTTGCTTAAATGGCAAACTTGCAAGAAGACACAGCATTTACCCCTGGCATCTACCAGCTGGAGACCAATGACCCGGTGATGGGCGGCCCAAACGGCATCAACAACTTGCAAGCCAAACAGCTTGCAGCGCGAACACAGTGGCTGAAGGCGCAGCTTGCGGCGCTGGAAGCGGAGATTGAAGGTCATATTTCCGCGACGACCGAAAATGTTAGCGGAGGCAAATCAGCCAGGCTTTTTGCTGGCGCGGATGAGATCGTGAGCCTGCCGAGAATGAAGGCCGCTTCTGGCACTCTGGGCGCAACTCAGGGGTATGGATTCACCGGAAATGCCGGTGACGGCATTGAAAACACCGGTACGGGAACAATCCGCATAAAAGCCGGGAACGTTAATCGGATTGAATTCAACTCAGACGGCACCGACAACCTAAACTTTGGGTCTAGCAATCAGTACCGGCTGTCGTGCCAAAGTGACGGCAACGTCGTTTTGTACGTCAACAACGTCGCTCGGTTGGCCATCGACCCAAATGGCTCATGTACAGTGGTGTCGCCGGACCAACATGCCCTCTATGTCACCCGCACGGGCGCTGGTGGTGTGGGCCAAGTGATTGGCTCATACGAGTACTATGCGAAAAATTCCGCTGGCGCAACGCTGGCGAATCACAGGATCATCTTTCAGCAAGGCAGCATCACCGCTGGATCGGAGGGGGCAAATATATTTTATCAGGCCCTTGTTTCTGGTTCGCTGCGCGACTATTTAAAGTTTGTTTCTTCTATCGGAAGTCTGGAGCTTAACGGTGTCAAAGTTGTAATACAGAATAACGGAGACCTTGCAATCAATCAGATCGGCGCTGGAGTCATCTTCCCCAACGGGGTAAAGCAAAGCGCCCCAGCTATTGGGGATGGTCAGACTTGGCAGGTGGTGACGAGGACGGCCAACGTGGTTTATCAAAACACGACTGGCAGAGCTATTTATTTTGCATACCGCCCTGGTAGTTTGGGCGGTGGATTCGTCACGCAGGTTTCTACGGACGGAACGACATGGCTGACAGTTTCATCAGCAGGTTCTGTTGAAACATTTATGCAGTACACCATAATTCCAAGTGGCGTTTATTACCGAGTCCCTGGCGCGGGCTCAACATGGGAGCTAAGATGACCTATCACTTCTTTAAAAGCGGCGAGCGCTTGCACGCCTACGATTTATCCGATCACGGCCAGCGCATGGGCGCTCTTGCACTGATGGCACCGGCCTTGCATGCCGAATATGTCGCCAAGACTGAGGCGCTCAAGGCTTGGGAGGTGGCGAAAAAAAACTACGAGCAAGAGCTGAGCAAAATTCAGGACCGATCGGCCCATCCCAGAAATGAATTTGACAGCGACGACGAATCGTTGGAAGCTGAGCTTGATTACATCGACGACGAAATTGCCAACCTTCAAGACCCCGGCCCACAACCACCCACGCCGACCGAAGTGAGCAAAGACTACGTTTTGGCAAACCTTGGCCAAGGATGGGAGCTGCTGGACGCTCCCCCTGCCCCGCCCATCACTGACGTTCGCAAATCCGCCAAAGCCGACATCGAGGGCGCATTTTCTGCCGCGCTGTCGCCCTACATGCCGCGCCTTGAAGGCTACAAGCTGCGCGAAGCCCAAGCGGTTGCGTACAAGGCCGCTGAGTACTCCGGCGATGTGCCCAGCCAAGTGGCCGCATTTCAGGTGGCATCGGGCATGACGCCACAAGCTGCGACAGACACCATCTTGGCCCAAGCCGCAGCGTTTCGTGGGGCACTGGAAGCTCTGGAGCTGCGCCGCATGCGCAAATTTGAGGTGGACGCGATGACCGACGCCGCAGCCATTCAAGCCAAGGCGGCGCAGATTTGCGGGGAGATCAAGGCCATCGCCGCGATGCTTTGAGCCTTGTGCATGTGCAAACCCATCACACACACACAAGCATTTGCCTCGCGCGAACGCCTGACAGACACTGACCTTTAATCACCCATCCGTCCACAGGAGCCCAAACCATGTCTCTCGACCAATACCACCACGGCGTGCGCGTCATTGAAGTGACCGAAGGGGCGCGCCCCATCCGGTCGATCCAAACGGCAATCATCGGTTTGGTGGCCACTGGCACCAATGCCGACGCCACCTATTTCCCGCTGAACACGCCTGTGCTGGTCACAAACATCTATGAGGCCCTCGGCAAAGCGGGTACACAAGGCACCTTGGTCAAGTCGCTCAGCGCCATTGCCGCGCAAACCAACCCCATCATGGTGGTGGTGCGCGTGACCGATGGGACGACCGAGAACGAAGACAACACCAACGTGATCGGCACAGTGAACGCGCAAGGCCAGCGCACCGGCATCAAGGCACTGCTGAGCGCCCAGGCCATGCTGGGCGTCAAGCCCCGCATCATCGGCGCGCCCGGATTGGACACCGCCGCCGTGGCCGCTGAACTGGCCGGCACCGCGCAAAAGCTGCGCGCCATGGTCTATGCATCGTGCTGGGACTGCGAAACCGTGGCCGAAGCAACCACCTATCGCAACGGCTTTGCCGCCCGTGAGTTGATGTTGATCCACCCCAACTTTCAAAACTTCGACGTTGTCGCCAGCGCCAGCGTCGAAGCCCCAGCATCGGCCTATGCCCTTGGTCTGCGGGCCAAGATCGACAACGATCACGGTTGGCACAAGACCCTCAGCAACGTGGCGGTCAATGGCGTGACGGGCATCAGCAAATCCATCTTCTGGGACCTTCAAAGCAGCGCTACAGACGCAGGCGTGCTGAACGCTGCCGATGTCACCACCCTGATCAATGCCAAGGGCTTCAGGTTTTGGGGGTCGCGGACCTGCTCGGACGAACCGCTGTTCGCGTTTGAGAGCAGCGTGCGCACCGCCCAAGTGCTGGCCGACAGCATCGCCGACGCCCATCTGTGGGCCAACGACAAGCCACTTCACCCCAGCATCGTGAAAGACATCTTGGAAGGCGTCAACGCAAAGATGCGGGAACTCAAAACGCTGGGCTACATCTTGGACGGTTCGGCCTGGTACGACGAATCGATCAACAGCGCCAACCGCCTCAAGGAGGGCAAGCTGGTCATCGACTACGACTACACCCCCGTCCCGCCGCTGGAGGACCTCGCGTTCCGTCAGCGCATCACAGATCGCTACTACGCCGACTTTTCCGCGCGTGTGAACGCTGCCTGACCCACCTCAATCCAACACCACACACCAGGAGTAAGCCATGTCGCTGCCCAAAAAACTTGTCAACTGCAATCTGTTCATCGACGGGGTGAGCTTCTTAGGCCAGGTGCCCGAGGTGACGCTCCCCAAGATTGAGCGCAAAACCGAAGACTACATGGCAGGCGGCATGATCGGAAATGCCCAAGTGCCAACCGGCGCTTTTGAGTCCATGAACTGCGAGTGGATGCTGGGCGGCATCAGCAAAGAAGTGCTGGCAGGCTTCAAGGTCACCAACGTGAACGGTGTGCTGCTGCGCTTTGCTGCCGCCCTCAAAGCGGACGACACGGGCCAAGTGACCGCCTTTGAAGCCGTGATGCGCGGCTACCACAAGGTCTATGACTTTGGCACCAGCAAGCCGGGCGACAAGACCGAGAACAAGGTCGAAAGCGCCCTGACTTACTACAAACTTTCGATGAACGGCCAAGCCGTGATTGAGATCGACTTTGTCAACATGATCGAGGTGATCGACGGCGTTGACGTGCAAGCCGACATCCGGCGCGCCCTGGGCGTTTGACGCCACGACGCGCACCGAGACATGAAAAAACAAAAAGGAATCCCCACCGTGAACACCGCAACCATTCAACTCGATCAGCCCATCAAGCGCGATGGGCAAACCATTGCCGCCATCAGCCTGCGCAAGCCCAGTGCTGGCGAGCTGCGAGGCGTCAGCCTCTTGATGCTGCTGCAGATGGATGTGGGGTCCATCGCCGAAGTGTTGCCCCGCATCAGCGACCCCATGGTTCACAAAGCCGAAGTGCTGCAGATGGACCCCGCCGACCTGCTGGCCGTCGGGGTGGAAGTCGCCGGTTTTTTGCAACAAAAGGGGCCGACGCCTCAGCCGTCCCCGAGCGCGTAGAAGACGCCATGGCCGACATCGCTTTGGTGTTTCACTGGCCACCGAGCGAAATGAACGGCATGGATCTGCACGAGTTGATGATGTGGCGCGAGCATGCCCGCCGCCGCCACGAAACACAGCCAGAATGACGGAGTTCAGCACATGGCCGATTTGAAACTGCAAGTGATCATGGCCCTGGCCGACAAAGCCGCTGGACCCTTGAAGAACATCACCAAAGGCAGCAAAGAAGCCGCGCAGGCCCTGCGCGCTGCGCGTGACACCGTCAAAGACCTGAACGCCCAGCAAGGCAAGATCGACGGCTTTGCCAAACAACAAGCCGCCATGGCCGCTGCTTCTCAGCGCGTCAAGCTGCTGCAGCAAAACATCGACGCCCTGCGCACTGCGCATGGGGCCCACAGCACCGAGGTGGTGAAGGCCGAAAAAGCCTTGGCCAAGGCCACAACAGAGTTCGACAAACAGCGCCAGTCCGCGCTGCAACTGCGCACAGAACTGAGCCGCGCTGGCGTTGGCAATGTGGCGCAGGCGCAGGCCAATGTGGCGGCAAAAACAAAAGCCGCCAATGAGCAAATCACCCGCCAAGTAGATCACCTCAAAAGATTGGGGCAGCAACAAAAACGGGTCGCACAACTGAACGATCTTTCCAGTAAAGCGGCAAAATTTGGAGCCGGTGCTGGTGCCGTTGGAGCCGGGGCTGCAGTGGGGGCCAACAGTGTTGTGGATGCATACGCTCAGCAGGAAACGGCGCAGGCTCGCTTCACGTCCAGCATGATGCTTGCCAACGGCCAGGCCGCCCAAGGGTTCAGGGAGATCAACGCGTTGGCCACCAAACTCGGAGACAAACTCCCTGGAACAACCGCTGATTTCATCGAGATGATGACCATGCTGAGGCGTCAAGGATTGTCTGCAAACACGATTTTAGGTGGCACAGGTGAAGCCACTGCATACCTTGGCGTTTTGCTCAAAAAAGCGCCATCGGATGCAGCAGAGTTCGCTGCAAAACTGCAAGACGCAACCCGCACAGTTGACAAAGACATGATGGGCCTGATGGACACCATTCAGCGCACCTTTTACTTGGGCGTTGACGACAACAACATGCTGCAGGCATTTAGCAAGCTATCGCCTGCCCTCTCGGTCCTGAAAAAAGAAGGCGTCAACGCTGCCAACGCCCTCGCGCCTCTTGTTGTTTTGGCCGATCAAGCGGGCATGAGAGGAGAGGCGAGTGGCAATGCCATTCGCAAAGTATTGCAAATGTCAATGAACCGAGACAAGGTTTCAAAGGCATCGTTGCTTGCTGGCGTAAATCTTGACTTCACAAACGGCAAAGGCGAGTTTGGCGGCATGGAAAAAATGTTTGCAGAACTGTCCAAGATGCGCGGCATCAACACAGCACAGCGGTTGGCGGCGCTTAAGGAAGCCTTTGGCGACGATGGCGAAACCCTGCAGGTGCTGACCCTGATGATTGAGCGAGGGCAGGGCGGCTACGATGAGGTTTTGAAAAAAATGCAGGCGCAGGCATCCCTGCAACAACGCGTCAGCTCTGAGCTGACGACCATCGCAAATCTGAAAGAGGCTGCGGGCGGCACCATCACCAACGTGCTGGCAGCGTTTGGGGAAACCATTGCCCCGGACATCAAAAAGACAATTGAGTTTCTTGCTGATATCGCAGCCAAAACAAGAGACTGGACATCAGAGAACAAAGAACTGTCCGGATGGATTGCCAAAACGACCCTTGTGGTCACGGCTCTGTTGATAGGGCTTGGAGCATCCGCGCTTGTGTTTGCAGGCCTCGCCAAGGCGGTGGCGGTGCTCAGCCCGTTCTTCTTAGTGCTTGGTGGAGCCATCAAATTAGTGGGCTCAATATTGGCAATCGTTGGTCGCGCACTGCTGCTCAACCCCATCGGCTTGGCCATCGCTGGCATTGCCGCAGCGGCTTACCTGATCTACCGCAACTGGTCGACCATCAGCACCTTCTTCTCCGGCGTTTGGGCCAGCATCAGCAACGGCGTCATGGGTCTGTGGAACACCTTTCGCACGCTGGGTGGGCAGTTGATGGACGGCTTGATTGGCGGCATCATGAGCCGCCTGAACAGCGTGCGCCAAGCCATTGGCGGCGTGGCCGATGGTGTGATTGGGTTCTTCCGCGAGAAGCTGGGCATCAAGAGCCCCAGCCGGGTGTTCATGCAGGCGGGCAGCTTCCTTGGCGAAGGCGCAGCGCTGGGCATCGAGCGCAGCAACGCCATGGTGCGGCGTGCGGCCGTGGGCATGACGGCAGCGGCCATGGTGCCTTTGGCTGGCGCCGCCGCCATCGATGGCCGCGCGCCCCTGAGTGCAGGCGCAGCGCGTGCCGGCACGGTGATGATGCAGGGCGACACCATCACCATCCAGGTGGTGGCCGCAAGTGGGCAGGACCCGCAAAGCCTGGCAAAAACGATCGCGCTTGAGCTGGAAAAACGCGCCGCCGCCAAACAAGCCCGCGCACGTGGCGCATTGACCGATTTTTAAGGGGCCAGCATGTTGATGGGATTGGGCCAGTTTGTGTTTGGTGTCAGCACCGCAGCGTTCACGCAGCTTGAGCGCAGCACCGCATGGCGGCATGCCCAAAACAGCCGCGTTGGGGCGCGTGCTGCAAGCCAGTTTGTGGGCCCGGGCGATGACACCATCACCCTGCCTGGCGTCATCCTGCCCAACTTTGGCAACCGTCGCAGCATTGATGAGCTGCACGACATGGCCGACAAAGGCGACGCCTACGCTTTGGTAGACGGCGAAGGCCGGGTTTACGGCCAGTGGGTGATCACAGAAAAGCGCGAGACGTTGAGCCTGTTCACCGCCAACGGCCAGCCCAAGCGCATTGAATTCAGCCTGACGCTGCGCCGCGTTGACGACAACGTGATCGACCAGGTGGGAGCCCCCCGCTGATGCAGCCCACGCAGAACCACGCCAAGCCCGCCTATGTGGTGGTGGTCGATGGCCGCGACATCACCCCCAGCATCGACGCCCGCTTGATCGAACTGACCCTCACCGAGGCGCGCGGCGATGAAGCCGACATGCTGGAACTGACCTTGAGCGACCACGACGGCGCTTTGGCCCTGCCTCGCAAAGGGGCGGTGATCGCGTTCCAACTGGGCTACGAGTCCACCGGGATGGTGGACAAAGGCACCTTTGTGGTCGACGAGGTGGAACACAGCGGCGCGCCCGACACTTTGAGCATTCGGGCCCGTGCTGCAGATCTGCGCGCGGCCTTGAGGAATCGCAAAGACCAAAGCTGGCACGAACAGACCTTGGGCACCATCTTCACCACGCTGGCCAAGCGCAACAGCATCACGCCGCGCATTGCCACCGATCTGGCCAGCAAAGCCATTGACCACATCGACCAGACCAACGAGAGCGACATTGCCTTTGCAACGCGCCTTGCGCGCCGCTACGACGCCACCGCGACCGTGAAAGCAGGCTGCTTGCTGTGCCTGCCCAAAGGCAGCAGCACAACGGCCAGCGGGGCCCCACTGCCACGCATCACCATCACCCGCGCCAGTGGCGACAGCCACCGCTACACCGCCGCCGACCGCGACCAATACACCGGCGTGCGGGCTTACTGGCACGACGGCAAAAAGGCCAACCGCAAGGGCTTTGTGATCGGCACCAAAGTCAACCTCAAGACCCTCAAAGAAACCTACGCCAGCGAAGCCAACGCGAAAGAAGCCGCCCAGGCCGAATGGCTGCGCATTCAGCGGGGCCTTGCCAGCATGAGCATCTCCCTGGCCATGGGCAACCCATCACTGACACCGCAAACCCTGGTGACCGTGCAGGGCTTCAAAGAGCAGATGAACAGCACCGCCTGGCGCGCCGTGGCCGTGCGCAGCAGCTTGAACGACAGCGGTTTCACGCAAACCGTTGACCTTGAAATTGGCGAACCGCCAGCACAAACGGACGGGGAGTCCGGGGCCGCCGAAGGGTAGCCCTTTGCCCCCAGGTGCTGCGTGTGCTTGGGGGCTTTTTTTGGTGATGGCCCGGACTAAGCCAGCGCAGCAAACACCTTCTGCGGCCAGCGCAGCGCGATGACGCAATCTGCCCGTCCGTATTCCGTCACCACATCGTTGTAGGCCACCTCACGCAGGGGCTCAAGCTCGGGAGCATCGCTGGTGTGGGCTTTGGCCAATGCGGCCTCAAGCTCGGGGGCGGTCATGCTTTGTGCATCAATGCGCAGTTGGCTGTAGCGGCGCACATCGGCCTCATTTGCAGCGGCTTTATCGGCTGGACGAATGGCCACCAGCGCCGCGCCCGCCAAAGACAAGCCCACAGCGCCAAGCATCGCCACCCAACCAGGCACAGCCTGCGTGACGGCGCTGAGCGTGGCGCTGCCGCTCACGATGGCCAAGAAGGTTCCAACCGCCTGCACGCGCCTGTAAAAACGGGCCGTGCGCTGGCACAGGCGTTCGGCGTAGCGGATTTCGTTCAGCATGTCGGTTTTGTCGCGCATGGCGTGTGTCCTTTGGGTGGCGGTGGCAGTGGTTTTGGTGGGATGTGGAACTTGTCATCCGGGTCACCATTTTCCGCCATTTCAAAAATGCCCTCAACCTGCATTTGTTCCCCCATCATCACGCCGCATCTTTGAGTTTCGAGACCGCAAACAACACCGTTCTGGCTG